ACTTTGATGGTTCAAATCTAAGTGCTCTTTTGGATATTCTTTCTTACAACACATATATTAACGCATACTATCTAAACATGGTAGGAAGCGAAATGTTTTTGGATTCAGCTCAAGTAAAAAGTTCTGTTGTATCTATTGCTAAAGAACTTAACTATGTTCCAAGATCGGCAACTTCTGCACGTGCACAAGTAACTTTTACAATTGGTGCTCCTCAAACAAATGGACCACCGACAATTGTTATTCCACAATTTTATACTTCAAGAGCAATTGCAAACGGAACTTCACTTGATTTTACAACTAACGAAAATGTTGTCGTATATAGATCAGCTCAAGGATATTACACAAGCGAGCCTGTATACATTTATGAAGGTAAGATTGCAACAGAAACATTTACAGTTGGCACAGATACTAATTTTGTTCTACAATCGCAATCTGTAGATATAAACAGTATCATTGTCAATGTAATGAATTCTTCAAAAGACAGTACAAACACATATTATAGTTTTGCAAGCAGTCTTTATGGATTAAATCCTAATTCTCAAGTATACTTTGTTCAAGGATTTGGTGCTAACCAATATCAGGTGTTATTTGGTGATGGGGTATTTGGCCAAAGATTAGCAAACGGAAATATAGTAACAGTAAATTACAGATCAACACATGGTGAACTTGGTAATTTAATTACTACGTTTTCACCGACTGGAACTGTTCAAGGATATCCTATAACAATTTCAACAATTCAACCAGCAGTTCTTGGATCATCTGCAGAGGATATTGAATCGATTAGATTTAATGCTCCTCGTTATTTTTCTACTCAAAATAGAGCAGTAACAGCAGAAGATTTTACAACACTTGTTCTTGACAACTATCCAGAAATTCTTACAATGGTTGCATATGGTGGTGAAGATGCATCACCACCTCAATATGGAAAAGTTGTTCTTTCAATGATCATGAGTGGTTCAAATCCAATTGTTCCTGATGATATTAAAACTGACATCATTAACTTCTTGAGTACAAAAACAATTACTGTACAACCAATTGTTGTTGATCCCGAAATCATTTACGTAGAAATTACCTCATTGATCAGCTATGACCCTACTAAAACAACCAATTCTCAAGGCCAAATACAATCTGAGGTGCTTTCTCAAATACAAACATTTTCTTCAGAAAATCTTTCAAAGTTTGGGGATAGCCTACGTTTTTCAAAATTATCCTCTTACATTGATAATGCAGATCCTTCTATTGTAAGTAACGATACAACAGTAAAGGCAATTTATAAAATTGCACCAGCAAGAACAATCTCAACAATATATGATTTCTCATTCAACAATCAATTGGATAGAACAATTAGTTACCCATACAATCCTGGTGAATCATCGGTAATTATGAGTTCATTGTTCTCATATGTTGATAGTTTCAATGTAATTCACAACAATGCATATTTGGCAGATGATGGAGCAGGAAATCTTGGAATTTATTATTCTACATCATACAATCCTAAAGTAACGCTAGTAAGCAATATTGGAACAGTTAACTATTCAACTGGTTACCTTAACTTTACAATAAGTGTATATGATTACAATCCAACAATCAATATCTATGCAAAATTGTTTTATTCTGATATCAATGTAACTGCAAATAAATATCTTACAATAGATTATTCACTTGCAAAGATCACAGTAAATCCAATTTAATAAATGTATACACCTCTCAAAGATATTGCACCATTAATACAGAGTCAGTTCCCTTCTTTTTATAATGAAGAGGGACCTAACTTTATTCAATTTGTTAAGGCGTATTATGAGTGGATGGACCAACAAGGTCCAAATTATGGAATAAGAAGACTTTCTGAAACAGACGATATTGATCAGACAGCAAGTGAATATATTAAATATTTTATGGATCAGTTTATGTATGGTGTTCCTCATAACATTGCTGCTGATCCAAGACTTGCAGAAAAATATATTCTTGATCTTTACAGAAGCAAAGGATCAATAGAAAGTATTAAATTATTCTTTAGATTAATTTACAATCTAGATGCTAATATCTATACACCTCAAGTTGATATTCTTAAAACATCAGATGGTAAATGGATTGCACCAAAATTTCTCGAAGTTCAACAAAGAGACAATAATTTTGATTTTATTCATAAGTATGTTACAGGAAGTACAAGCAAAGCTTCTGCATATGTTCAAAATGTAATTAAAATTAATACAGCAAACAGATTGTCTTCGTTATTTTATCTTGAAGATATTTCTCCTGGGCCATCAGGAAGTTCATTTATTCCTGGTGAATATATAACTACTCCAAATACCAACATTACAAAAAGTCCATTAATTCTTGGTTCACCAGTAGAAGCTACGGTATTAAGTTCTACAGAATATAACAAACTTGGTGACATTCTTTCTTCTGGAGCCACTTCACAAGGTGAAGATAGTTTATTCTTTGTAACTGAACTAATTGATCCTGTTCATCTAAAAGGTTATATTAATTTTCAACTTGTTGATGGTGGAAATGGATATACATTAAATTCAAATGTATACATTTCATATGGAACATCTTCTACAGGTTCTGGTGCAACATTTAAGATTGTTGAGCTTTCTAATACATCAACCTTTGCATACAACGTTAATCCAATTCAACCAAACATTGGTATATCAATTAATGCAGGAAACTATGGTGCAAATCTAAACAATACAAATCTTTCAAGTCCTTTGAGTTCTGCACTATCCTATGCAACTGAAACAGTTGGATCTATTGCAAGAATTGGAAGTGCAGCATCTGGTGATCATAATTATAATGGATCATTGAAAGTTTCTGTTGTAGAACCAACAACAGTCGGGTATAATATTCCTGCGCCAAATGGTGGAATCTGGGGAAACAATGCGGTTATCTCAGCAACACTTGCAACAGGAAATGGATATATTGCAAACGTTGCTGTTCTTGCATCTGGTTATGGTTTCAATACCAACGGTCAAGTAATTACGATATATAATATTACTGATAATACAAAATTTGCTCAGGTATCTTTGACAACATCTGGTCTTGGTTTTGATCAGGGTTATTGGGACAATGACGATGGGTTCTTGAACTCTGACAAATATATTCAGGACAGTTATTATTATCAGATTTATTCATATGAAGTTCAAGTTGAAAAATCTTTGGATAAATATCTTAATGTATTGAAAAAATTGGTTCACCCTGCAGGCAATAAGGTATTTGGCAAGATAGAATTTATTGATACAGATAACACTCCATTGACAGAAGCTAATAATATCATTAGCATTTACGAGTCTGGTGTGTTGGCAATTCAATATTCAAATGATATGCAAACGTACCCTCCCCAATAATGAGAGACTAAATGCAATATAGTACATTTACACAAGATATGAAAAGTAAATTCATTCAAGAATTTATTAATGATGTTTCAAGCAGCAATACAAGTTACTATGTTTGTTTTGGTCAACCAAATCCTTGGCCTATTGGTGACTATCCTCCAAACACAGATATCTCCGTACAAAATTCATTCTATAATGTCCAAGAAAATCTTCTTGCAGGTAAAAAAGTTCAACCTACAGACATAGCATATCTTGCAACAAATCATCCGTGGGTATCTGGAACTGTATATGATTATTATTCAGATACCGATCCAAATCTTTATTCAAAACAATATTATGTTTTAAATTCATCAAACCGTGTATATAAGTGTTTGTTTAACAACTACGGTGCACCATCAACAGTTGAACCAAGATCATATATTACCACCGGTGATTTCACAACAGCCGATGGGTATATTTGGAAGTATATGTTTTCCGTAACTAGTGCAAACACAAAGAAGTTTACAACAGGAAGTTACTTCCCTGTTCAAAAAGATTACAATGTTTCTACCTTTGCTGAAAATGGTGCAATTCATGTTATCTATGTTAACCAGGGTGGAAATGGATCCGGTTACTTTTCAACAAATGGATTTGTTTCTTCTACAATTGGAACAAACATTGTAAAAATATCAAATACAAATTCATCACCGCAACCTGGAATCTATAATCAATCATCATTTTATATTTCTTCCGGAACAGGCTCAGGATTTATTTCAACAATTACTGATTATCAAGTAAACACATCAGGTTTGTTTGTTTATACACAAAATCCAATTCCAAATCTTGATGTTACATCAAACTATATTATTTGTCCTCAAGTTCAAATTGTTGGTGATGGATATAGTGCTGCTGCTATTTCTGTTGTCAACAATTATACATCTGGAATTGATTCAGTTCAGATGATCAACAGAGGAACAATGTATACGCATGCTCAGGTAAATATTTTAGCAAATACGAATTTTATTACCAATCAAGCAAATGCAACAGCAATTATTTCTCCTCCTGGCGGTCATGGATACAATCCTATTTCCGAGCTTGGTTGTAGTACAACAGGAATTTCTGTTAATATATTAACAACAGACAACATACCAAACTTTATTACATACAGACAAATTAGCTTGCTCAACAATCCTATTGCAACAGTAAACAATCACCTGTTTACTGATGGAACTTTCAATCAAATGACAGAGCTTACTGTTGTTGGACTTGGAACAAACGTATTTCCTGTTACCGATGTAATTCAAGGATTTACTAGTGGAGCAACAGGTGTTGTAGTTGGACAACCAACAAGTTCTCAAATATATATTTCTAGTGTCAGTGGAACATTTATTGTTGGTGAATTACTAACAGGCGAATATTCTGGAATAACATGTTATTTGGAAGCTATAAATAATAGCGATTTAGTGCAGAATTCTGGATCAATTCTTTATTACAAGAATATTGAACCTGTTGCAAGAGATTCGAATACATCTGAAAATATTAAACTATATTTTGTAACATAATAGGAAATTTAAATGGCTGGGTTAACATCAAACTTAAACGTTGCTCCTTTTTACGACGACTTTGATGAGTCTAAAGATTATTACAGAATCTTGTTTAGACCTGCAACTGCCGTTCAAGCACGCGAATTAACTCAGCTTCAAACAATTCTTCAAAACCAAATTTCAAGATTTGGTGACAGTATCTATAAAGATGGATCAGTTATCGAAGGTTGTAATTTTACATCTTATCCAAATATTCAACAGATCAAATTTCTTGATAGTAACTCATCAACACTAGATTTTTCTACTCTTACAACTCTTTATGCAGATATTGCAGAAGATGCAAATAATACAGTTTTCAATGCATCAAATACATATCTTCTTGTTTCCAATACAAATGGTTTGAGAGCATCTATTTTCAGAGCTTACTATGGAACTCAAAACCAAGCTCCATATACAAATCGTGCATATGTTCAGTATCTAAATGTTGGCAACAATAGCGTAACCGACTTTGGTCAAACATCACAACAAATTGACGTTTATTCTTCACAGCAAGATAAGTTAGGACCATTGAGTGCATCAAATAGACTTGGTGTAATTTATACTCTTACATCAAATTCAACTGTCAATGCATTGGCTGTTGGATACGGAATGAGAGTCGGTAAAGGTATTATCTATCAAAAAGGATTTTTCCTAAGAACTGCTCCATCCAATTTTATTATTAGCGAAAACGTTTCTAATGCTGCTGGTATTGTTATTGGATTTAACACTGAAGAAAACATTATTACTCCTTATCAGGATCCTTCATTGTTTGACAATTCACAAGGTAGCACAAACTATAGTGCTCCTGGTGCATACAGACTTCAGTTAGTTCCTTCTCCAGTATTCTACAACTCATCAAATACATCTACTCCTGTTCCAAATAGTTTCTTAACAATTGTTAGCTTTGACCAAGGAACTGGTCAATTTATTACACAAGAAAACAATATTCAATATAGCACACTTGGTGATACACTTGCTACAAGAACAATGGAAACAAATGGTAATTTTGTTGTCAAGCCATTTGCTGTTAACGTAACAGGCAATCTAAATGATTCAAACTATTTCTATTATACAGCATCTGCTGGTACAGCATATATTGATGGCTATAGAGTTGATATTCGTTCACCAATCAGAGTATTGGCGCCACGTGGAATTTATACAAGATCAATCACTGGCGATGCTCTGAGCACCAGCTTAGGTAACTATTATTTTGTTAACGAGGTAGCTGGAGTTCCTGATGTTCAGGCTATTGAATCAGTAACACTTTATGATAGTTTCCAAAAAACTCTTTCTCAATTTCCATCTCGTTCATCTCCTTCTGGAAATGTTCTTGGTACTGCTAATGTTAAAGCGTATAAGTTCTACAGTGGTATTAAAGGAACTCCAACAGCTATATACCAACTATATCTATTCAATATTCAACTTAATGCAGGAGTAAATTCTAGTAGCGTTAAGAGTATTTACGGAAATGGTACATATGGAGCATTATATGCAGACATTGTTCCTGATCCTTATACTGGATTGTCTGTACTAAATGAATCATCAGTTTCTGTTCCTATTTACAGTACGGGTGTTTCTGGATTAAAAACTTTAACAAGTGGAGGAGTAAATGGAACAACATTTACATATACTCCTGTTTTAACAGCATCGTTGACACCAGTAACATATTCTGGTATTAGACAATCTGTTGCAACATTTACAGTTCCTGGACCTGATATCTTTACGTATGGAACAGGATTCTTGGATGATACAACATCTGCGGGATTGAATATTACATTTGCTCAAGATACATTTAGTAATACTCTTACATATAATGCTTCAATTTACAGCGGTTCAAGTAATGTTATTACAAGTTCCGATTCATTTACTGGTGGCTTGTATGTTGGTGATTCTATTGCTATTACAAACACCGGTACAAGTACAACACAGTATGCAACAATTTCACAGATCAATTCTTCAAATTCAATTACTGTGAATACTACATTGACTGGTTCAGGTTTATTGCAGCTTCAACAATTCTTCAAGAAAGGTGAAGCAATTAATTTTAATGGAAGCGGTAACACAATCCAACAGACATCAACAACTTCAATTACAATTGATATTGCGCTCGATCCTGCATCTGTTTCTTATAACTTGAATGCGCAGATTCCTCTACTAAGAACCTCTGCCAACCCAATTAAAAAAATTGTTAATAAGAATCAATATGTAAAAATTGATTGCTCTACTAACCCAGGTGGAACAACTGGTCCATGGTCATTAGGAATATCTGACGTTTATCAGATTTCAAATGTCTTCGTTGGATCAACATACAGTGTAAGTAATCCTAACCAAGCTCAGTGGTTCTCTTTGGATACAGGTCAAAGAGGAAGCTACTATGGAAACGCAAGATTGAGCCTACTTCCTCAATATAACGGAAGTCTAACAACTGCTTCAAAGTTGCTTGTTGAGCTAAATTGCTTCACTCCTCAAATGACAACATCACAAGCAGGATTTTATTCAGTTGATTCGTATCCAATTGACGATATTAATCCTTCAACAAATGCTAACGCAATTGCTACTGCTCAGATTCCTGTATTTACAGACTCAACTAATCTTCAATATGATCTAAGAAATTATATTGATATGAGACCAATGTTGGCAAATACTGCTGTGATTACAAGCAACGTTTCACTTGCAACAGAAAATCCTACATTCAATACTAACACATTTATAACATCAAATAATATTTCTATTGATGTTGATAAAATCTTTACATATAATGCAACATACTATCTTCCAAGAATAGATACTTTGGTTATTACTAAGACTGGATTGCTGGTTAACAAATTAGGTGTCTCTGATTTGAACCCTCAACCAGCAAGTATAAATAAAACTGGTATGCCTATTGCTCAAATTTACGTACCTCCGTATCCTTCACTAACATTTGCAGAAGCTCAATAATATGTCATATAAGAGACCAGATCTAGCAGTAAAAGTTAATGTAACCACAATTAAAGGTTACACTATGCAACAAATTGGTAATTTGGATGATAGAATTTCTAGACTAGAATATTATACGGTTTTACAAGCACTAGAAACTTCATCAAATCAACGTAATGTTGCAAACAATGTTACTGGAATTCAAAGATTAAAAACTGGTATCTTTGCTGATCCATTTAACGACTTCTCTTTGTCTGATACAAAGGATCCTGAATTTAGAATTGCTATTGATTCTTCTGTTGGTGAACTTCGTCCATTGTTTACAGAAAATTTTGGATATTATGAACTTGTCCCTGCAGCAAGTACAGGATATGTACAAAAAGGTCGCCTTGCACTAATAGACTATGATGAAGAAAAAGTTGTTGGCAATTCATTAGCTTCAAATTTTAGAAACCCAATTGAAAGTTTTTATAATTTTGTTGGAACGGTTTCGTTGTTTCCTAGTTTTGATAATGCTGTCAGTACAACTCAGGCAGCACCACAAAATGCTACTACGAACATCGATCTTGGATTTCAAACACTACTCAACTCTGGTGCTGTCAAAACACAACTAGATATCAGTACTGTTGCAGCAGCTCCTGTCCTTACAAATTCAACACAGACTACAAATTATTGGTCTCAAACATCTACTGTATCCGCTACTGATTTGACTGTCCGTAGTCAAGCATATACTACTGATCTTGGAAATGTTGTAACAAACGTTGCATTGCTTCCATTTATCAACCAAAAAATTATTGGTGGTATGGTATCTAGTGTTAAGCCTAATACAAAACTTTATTCATATTTTGATACTATTGCTGTTTCTCAGTATGTTGCACCAGCAATAATAAATCCAATATATGCCGATGCCAATGGTAATCTTGTAAATTCATTAATAGGAAGTTCAACTGCTCCATTGTTTATTCAAAACGGTAATTATGGAGATCCAATCGTTTCCAATTCATATGGTAAGGCTTACTTCCTATTCAACTTGCCACCAAACACATTTAGAACAGGAACAAGAACATTCTTTGTTTCCAATTCACCAACATACACTCAATCAAGCAGTGTGTTGACATCTGCATCAGGAACATATACAGCATCTTCATTGTCAGTTACTAAATCAGATTTATCGTTTACTTTGTTGGAACCTCAATTTGGAACAACAACAACTACAACATCAACAACATCCACATATACTACTGCCGTTCCTCAACCTCCTTCTCCTCCTCAACCATCGATTGGTGGTGGAGATGGAAGTTCTGGTGGCGGTGGTGGCTCCGGTGGTGGTGGAGGCGGTGGCAGTGATAACGTCGATACGTCACCAAATCTACAACCATGGGGTACAGGTTATACAGATACTAATCCTAACTCCTCGACATATGGACAGGTATTTGATTCTAATGGTGACCCATCACCAATCGATACACAACCACCTGATGATGTTCCTACTCCAACACCAAGACCAGCTGATCCAGTATTGAATTCAGACGTCAACGTAGTAAATCCTGGAATTGATACTGGCGATGATGTTGGTGATAATGGTGATAATGGTAATAATGGTGATAATGGTGGCGGTGGTGGTGATGGTGGTGGTGGTGGTTAATAAGTAACAAGGAAAAATTATGGTAGACAGTTTAAGTCAGACATTTCAATTTAGCTATTCTGGTTCATCAACAGTTCCTGGAACATACTTGACAAGTATTGGAGTATTTTTCCAAAGCAAGAGTCCTACTCTTGGTGTCACGCTTGCTGTTATGGGTACAACTAATGGCTATCCAGATAGCTCAAAAATTATCGGAACGGGTTATCTAAATTCCAATCAAGTTAATGTTAGTAATGATTCATCTGTAGAGACTGTGTTTACTTTCAATGCTCCTATTATGATCAACAACAATGATCTTTATGCATTTACTGTTGTTCCTGATTCAGGATCACCAGACTATAATATCTTTGTTTCAGAATTGGGTGGCAATGACTATTTGACAGGATCATATATTGGTACTCAATTGTATTCAGGAACATTATTTACTTCTTCTAACCAAACAACCTTTGTTCCTATTCTAACATCAGAAATTAAATTTAACCTATACAGAGCAAAGTTTAAATACAATGGTGCTCAGATAGTGTTTAGAAATACAAAGGTTGAATATTTGTCACTGACAGGTTATCAAAGAGCTAATTTGTCAATTCCTCTTCAACAGGGTGATGTTGTTTATGCAGCAAACAGTGCAAATGTAAATCAAATATTAACTAATACAAGCGTATATCCTGTTGGAACAGTATATTCAGTTG